GTATTTATATAAGTAGCCTTTACAGGATCTTCAATGGTAGGGCCAATCCTAGACTCTGCTGCTAAATGAAATACATAGTCTACATCATTAAAAATAGATCTTATTCTTTCATAATCTAATATGCTATATATATAATTCTTTGCATCTTGCTGCCAGTAAAAAGAATCGTGAGCATCTGAAGATTCGTCATCAATAACACGAACCTCGTGCCCCAAAGATAATAGTCTTGCTACTATGTTTGAGCCAATAAAACCAGCGCCACCTGTTACAAGACTTACAGTCATACCAAATTCTCCTTAGATTACATCAAAGAGAGCCAGCCTATTTCTAGACTGGCCTCTCGATGAAGTTTTTACTTTGCTTCTGTCTTCTTCTTTGCAGGAGCCTTCTTAGGCTTTGCAGACTTTAGTGCAACATCAACATCGGCAACAGTTGGTAGACGACCAAATGCCTTGTCGCTTGGATTAACATAGCGTAATGCTACTGGGATAATTGCGCCCACTAGTGAGTATGCAAGATCCTTAGGATCTGTAACTCCAGCCATATATAGTGTAGTTGCTGCAGCAAGGACTGATCGTCCGTATGAAGCAAGTAGTGCTTTTAGTTGTTCTTTATTCATTATTCCTCCTAGGATATAATTCGTGTTAGTATTGTAAAGCCAATCCATAAACCAATAATTCCTGCGACTCCCGCAAAAACTGGTGGTGCTGGTACTGGCAATTTGAATGCAGCAAACACAACTCCGCATCCAAAACCTGTTAGTGTTGATAGTAAAACATCTTTCATTTTAATTCTCCTGGTAATAGTTTTTTAAGTTCTTCGTACGACTCTGTTATCTTTTTCATTGAGTAGTAGTTTGGCTTCATCCCAACAACATCTCCATACTCTTTAAAGTATTTAATTTCTGGATCAATGTCTTCAACAAACTTCTTTAAACCGTCTTGAACTTCTTCAATGTATTGAAATGCCCAGTCACGAGAATCAGAAATAAACTTGATAAAGTTATCTTTATGGATATCACTATCACTTCTAGAAACTGATTCAAGTTCTTTAATTATTTCTTGCGCCTTGATGGTTGCTGCATACAGTTCTGTAAATGCTTTTTGAGACTTGCTAAGTTTCTTTAATGTAACAACATAGGCAGCACAAAACGATAGTGCAGATGTTCCAAATAACAACCACGCATAATCTTGTATCATTGCAGTGCCTCTCTAGTTACTAACACAATAGCCCCTTCCATCTCTAAAGCCTTCTTCAATTGTAGCGTATATTGCAGGGCTGCGATCTTGTCATCGTGAGCCATACCTGCAAAATGCTTCTCATCTAATTTTATCGTAAGGAAGTGCTCATTGTCAATAAGTTCGATAGAAAAGCCCTTGGGAGGCTGTATTGAGTGAAAGGCTCTACGCATATTATTTGTATACATTATTTAACCACAGTCTTTGGTATCACATTTACTGGCTCTTTGGACCAATGTATATAAGATCTAATGTAGACTATGCCATAAGCAATTGCTGCAAATATAAATCCATACTGCTTTGTTGTTACAGCATAAATAATCCATAGGAACTCATTAAATAGTAATAAAAGCCATCCCCATATTGTCTTTCGACCTACAAAGAATATTCCCGTTACTCCAATTGCTGCTAATACATATGACCACATTTTATTTCTCCGTTGTCAAAGACTGCCAAGTATCTGCCCAGTCTTTTTTTGTTTTATGATTATTAAATTCTCTTGATATGCTTCCAGTGTCTAGGAATATTCCACCCCAGACGCCCCACTCTTTTCCAGATACTCCTACCGCAAAACATCTTTTTGCTACAGGGCATCCAGCACAGATTGAGTCTACTGCTTGTCTAACAAGATTATCTTCTTCATACTTATCAAAGAATAAGTTTGTGTCAAGGCCAAAGCAAGCACCTTCATCTTTCCATAAATGTTGTTTCATGGTCAGACCTTATACTTGTTTGGAATCTCCCAGCCATTGCGATCAAGATTGAATAGTTTTTGTGTATACCATTTGTCCTTAATGCGAATGCCGTTAACAGCAGTTCTACCAATATCTGTTTGCTTACGCTCTGCAACATCCCAGCCAACCCATGCGAGTGACGAATTTGATGCTACTATCTTTTCCATTGTTTCTAGTTTATTAACTAACATTCTTACCCCTTTATTAGTACCGAAAAATTCCGACTTCAATATTTTTTTCTTCAGCAACAGTAACTAACCTTGATACAGGTTGTTTAGCGTTGCTCATAAAAGCAAAGTAGTTTACGTATTCAAGATTCTCTTCTACCCAAGATGAAGGAACTTTATAGAACTTGATCTTACGACCACGTGCTTTCATTCCTCGTTCTGATAAATTTGAAAACTCTGATACAAAAGAATTGATTCGTGCTGGACCAACAGAGTAGATTACAAAATCTGTATCGTCGCTAGACATTCCAGACATTGCCACACCCATAGCACGAATGAAGACACTATAGTCGTCAAACTCACTCGTTCCCTGCACTGCTACTATCATTATTGCTTCCATTCTTAAGGCTATCTAATATTAATAGCATCTTGTTTATTTCTTTTTTAGACATACTTGCTGTGTCAATAGGATGAGCAGTGCCAGGTTCTGGTTTCCCATCTATCGCATCTGATACATAGAAAATATTGTTAGATACCCAGTAAGCCTGATCATCCATAATGATTACCTTAATCATATCCTTTCCTTGCAGTTTTGTCAACTGCGAAGGTGGCTCATCCTCAAAGTCATCATGCCCAGCATCAAAAAAATGTTTCATCATTTCGTGCATATCACTCTGCGTATGCAGATTTTTAGCAAAAGATTCTGATTCTTTTCTATTGATTACTTTAATTATAGACCAAGACAAAGCAAATGTCAAGACAACAACTATGATATAGTCCATTGCTAGTCCTTTCTAAAACTAAATGCACTGCCTATCCAAGCCTTTGCTGCTTTATTTTTTTCTCTTTCAACAATAGAACGACTCCAAGAAAATCCTGCGTCTCCGCCCCAAGCATCCCACATAATTCTTCCATTAGATGGAAATTCTGGACCATCAAAGAAACCTTTTCCTTTTTTATCTACCTCGTGACGAGAAAAGAATGAGTACATTCTCTTAACAGTATCAAGAGACATTGCAGATCCATTTACGATATCTGTTGCACGACCCCAACCTACAGGAGTACCAGCACCTGTTGCCTTGCCATCTTCTTTCCACTTCAATGCTCGTCTTGCTGCTGCCTTCATACCAGATGTTGGTGTGTATGTCTCAGCCATTATTTGCTAAACTTTCTTGGATCAAACTGTCCATCCCAAACATTACCCTTAGTTACCCCATCAGACTTGTAGGTTCCACCACGGCGCTTGTATTCTTGAACTACCCAAGAGTTTGCAACAGCAGATGGATATACATCAAACTTATCTTTTGCTGCTTGTACTACTCTTGCATATAATTTTGGATTTGCTGGATCAGATCCACCACTTCTTGGCTCAATCATTTCTCCATAGTTTGGCTTCTTTGCCTTGCCAATTGAATTATCATATGCATCCATTAGATCTGGTTGTGCATTCATATTTGGCATATCTTCTACTGTCAACTCTGGTTCAACTGGAAGTGGATCAATAGGGATAAATAGATTCATAGTACATGCAGAGTATGTTCTTGTTGCTTCCCATAGTCCGCTTTCTTCTTGTTCAAATAGTTGAATCAGTACCGCTGGGTTTTCTGCAGTTGCTTCAAGAGTATATTCTCCACCAGGAATGCCAAGCATACCTTCACGCATAACATGAACAACTTGTCCAATGTGGAATTCTTCATCTCCACCGTGTGCAGTCATTGCCCAGTCGCCTTCTTTGAGGTTAGGCATTGATTTACCAATGTTTCCTTCACTACGGTTAATAGCATAAATTTGTGCTGCTGCTGCTGCACGTGTCTTATGGCACCCCATTACTTCGTTTGTTCCCTCTTTAAGTGCGGGGAACCCTGAGCAACCGAATGATCCTTTTGTTCCAACTCTATATGGCATAGCAAACCTCCTAGTTTATATATCCATTATATCAGAATTTGTGTCTTGCTATAGGTCTGACATTAGGCTTTCTAGTTGTTGCCTAGTCTGTGCTCCGCTAGTTCTCTTGATCTCTACCCCGTCTTCTAAGACAATAAAGGTAGGAACAGATCTAACCTCAAAAGATTTTACTAACTCAAGTTCTAGGTCAGCGTCAATTACTTGAAATTTAACATCTGCAGATTCACGGTTTAACTCTTCCACAATAGGCTTTACCTTTTTGCAAGGATTGCACCAATCAGCAGTGAAGTATAGGATATGCCTCACTTACCTGATTTCTTTCTAGCCTTTAGAAGAGCGTCAAAGTCTTTCACCTTAGTATCCCCTAAGTATCCCCAAGCGTAGCCATCATTAATCATCTTATCATTAAGAGATTCTGTGTCGCCATTGACATATACCCAACCAAGAATGCGACCATACTTCTCAGATGAATCCATCTTTTCAGTCTTAATAATAACCGACTTAGCATCCTTTAGATATTTCTTGAGGTATTCCTTAGATTCAAGACCAAGAGCCTTTTCTTTAAGATCTTTTGTACGAGACTCAGGGGTATCAATACCAGCCAGTCTTACACGGGATTGAAACAAAATATCAAACCCTAAATCAATAAGAACATCAATGGTATCTCCATCTACGACATTCTCTACTTTTCTTACATAATATTCATACATTAGTAATCTTTCCCCTTAGCCTTGTCCTCAATTAACTTATCTCTCTCATCAACAATAGTAATCATAAAAGACATCATCTTTGCGTATGTCTCTGGATTATCCATGATCTTATTGTAGTGATGACCGCAAAACATTAGTTCACCAGATAGACCAGTAACCTGTACTAACGCTTCTGCTGCACAGGAATCACAACGATCTGTTGCCTTAAGGATCCATTCTTTTTGTTCAACTTCTTCTGCAATCATAGTACTCATAGTATACCGCTACTTTCTGTTGTCAGTTTTATAAAATCCCGAACCATTAAAAATTGTCTCTACAACTGAGTATACACGCTCCAGTGGTAGGGTGCAAGTTTCACACCCATACCCTGGATCGTCTTCTTTAATAGAACGAACTTTAACGACTA